CCGATCGTTGGACCTCCGGGGTAAGCCCCAGGGCCGCCGATGCCGTATTCCACGCCGTCCGGGATTCGCGTTTGAAGCTGTCCCGGCAAGCTGGAATAAACGGCGTCCAGTGAATGAAACATCGGGCCGAAACGCCTCAGGATAGAAACGGGGGTGCGTGACCCTAGCCGTTCCTTTTCCCGTTCCGTTGCTGGCCTCAACCGATCCCACCCACCACCGCCACGGCTCAGCTTGGCAAACCGTTCTTGCCAATAGGAACGAAGCCGAAGCCCCCATCGGCGAACAATCAAATCGCCCGCACCGCCTCCCCGTGTAAACAACCCGGCCGCTTCATTCCTAAAGCGGTCTAGGTTGTCCAGACGGATGACGACGCGGCCCGCCACGCTTATGTGGCCCGGCCTTGCACCAGGACGGCGGGACGCTTGCAAATGTGAAGCGGGTTCGTCTGGCTTTCCAGTTCAATCCCGCGATCAAATTTCATGCGTTCCTGCTTGGCGTAGAACTCACGTCCCGAGGTGTTGACCGTCTCTTCGTAGTCCGCTGGGGCGTAGTACGTTTGAAACAGTCCGGGCATTCCGGTAGGGAAGAACCGGGCCTCATCGGCGTCCACAAAATCGCGGTCGCCAACCTTGCCTCGGTAGTTCTCCCAACGGATTCCGCCCCACTCAAAGACGTTGCCGTCGCCAATCTTTTGGGTGCGATAGTACGCTCCCTGGTTCCACTCACGGTAGCTCTCGCGAACTTCCGGGTGCTTCACCAGCTTGTCGAAAAACACGTCCCCACAAAGGGCGTGGATGCCGTCAAACGTATCCGCTCCCAAGGCGTCGCGAATGTATCGCGTCACGTCGGTACAAAGCTGTAGGAACGACCCGTCATCGTCAGCGGTACCGTCGAACTCAACCGCGAAGCTAAACAACTTCTCAGTGATTCCGAAGGCGCCGAAGAGGTCAAAGAGCAACGTCCCGTCAGCGTCCAGGATCTCACCACGCAACGCACCGGCCCGGTGGTATTCGTGAGTGACTTCGTGGTCTTGTCGCATTTCGGTCAGCTTCTCGTTCACGACTGACGTGTACGATTCGACCGCGTCCTCAGCACCGAAGGCCCGAACGCCTTGGACCTCATCCGCGATGACCGCATCCTCCACCGCGATGTGGGGAATGCCGAACGTGCGGACCCGTCGCTTGCGTCGGCTGTTCGTGTTACCCGTCGTTCCGCGTGGGGATGTTTGCAACAGCGACAACTTGCCGTTCCGCTCTTCGATATGAACCGAAGTGGTGCGGACGGGCTTAGGTGTGAACAGCCCGAGCTGCCCGATACGGGCAGGCTTGTAAGGCAGTAAGTTGATTGCATTCGTCAGCGACACCACGCCGAAGATGTCCCGGTTGAAGATGTCTAGCATCCTGAATAATCCTTAATCGGTAAGGTGTGCCGCTGGTGCAAACGGCGGAAGTTTGAAAAACCGAAACGCTACGGCTTAGGTGGTTTGGACGTTTTGCTGCGTGTGTTCGTCAATGACCTTGATGCCAACGACGGCCAACGCGGCCACGATAGCATCAACATTGAACACCGCCGAAGCGTGGTCAAGTGTGGGCAAGGCTGCCCGGTTGACGATTGCAGGGCCTTGGTTCATCACAGCGATCCCACGGACGCGAGTGATGAACTCAGCCCACGTGGTTTCTTGTACGCGGCGTTGATCCAAAACCAGTCCATTGCATTGTGCCTCTTCGGCTGCTTGCAAGACAGTCATGCTTCCGTCGGCCGCAATGGCAACCGGGAAGCCCAGCACGCTGACGGGCGGTGGATCTTGGGCAGCGGTCAACTGAGCGGGCTTCACGCCAACCCGGCAATACCGGTGGTCCAGTTCCATCTTGATGAGGTCGCCCAACACGGGCAGGGATTCTAAGGTGGTCGCCATTTCGATCTCCGAAGGTTCGGCGGGGGTTCAGGGGTAAGGGTCGATCGACCGCAAGGCTTACCGCTTCGCGGCTTCGGCTCGTTTCTTGGCGTTCTTGATGAGGGCATTCTCATCATCGGCAACCGTGGGCAACTTGTCCCGCGTCTGTCCGCCGGTCGTTTCGCTCAGTGCGATGGCTTGGTTAAGCTCCAGGGCTTCCAGCACGCCGTCAAACTGATCGGTGAAGGTGCCGTCGTTGCTCAGGGCGAGCCCGACCTTTTCCTTGCTCGCGTACTTCTCTTTCAACGCCTTGGCGGCTGCTGGTGTGATCTTGCCACGCTGGACAAGCCCTTCAATGTCGCCCTCACGGTTGCGGACGGCCATCGTCACGAATCCAGCGGCAAGAGGTGCGGGCTGGTTCTTCTCATCGACCGCCGGGGCCGCCGGTGTGTCCGGTTTCTTAGGAGGGTCTGCGGGCGTCGCCTCGCTCTTCGCTTTCGTCAAGGCGTCGTAGTGGGCTTCGATCTGCGTTTGCACTTGGTCATCCGTCGCGTCATCGGCGACGGTCAAACCTAGTTTCTTGGCGTAGTCGCGTAAGGCCATGTCTGTCTCCGGCTTTGGGGTTTCAGGTTCGTAGGATGCGGCGATGGATTCACTTGGATCTAGCCCCGGAATGACCGGGTAGTCCGTGAACGCCACGTGTCGAATGGGATACTTGTACCGCTTTTCGTCGGTGCCTGTCCACTCATCGGGCACAAAGATTGACACGTCCGAAGCCTCCAAATCTTCGGCGGCCTTTTGATCTTTGAAGTTGAAGTGAGCGAACAGGGCATCGCGACCCTTGGAATCGTAGCCGCGTTCAAACTGGACGACTTCGCCACGCTTCGCTTCGGGATCTTCGGTGTGCCCCTTTGGCATCGGAATACCGACACCGGCGGCAATCATTTCGTTCCCCGTTCGCGACCAATGGTCCAGCACTTTCGGATCAACCGCAAAGCGTAGAATCTTGCCGCCTTCGCGTTTGGTGAACTTGCCGCAATACATTAGCTGCTTGCGGTGCGTCGCCTTCGGCAAAGTGGATAGGCTCAGGCCGTCACACTCCGGCGGTTGTTCGTAAAGTAGGTCCATGATCCAGGTGTACCCTTAGGCTATTTGATACGTTCAACGGTGAGCGTGAGAACACGACGGCCACGCACACGGGCGTAGCGTCGATCGATGATTCTATACCGGGCACCCGGCGGATAAATCACCCGTCCGTCTTCCATCGGCAGAACAACGTCACCGGCTCGCGTTCGTAGCCGGACGATGACTTCGGGGAGGTTGATCTCACCTATCGCATCACCCAAGACGGGCGTACCGATGTGCGGGTCGTCGATCTGAATCGGTTGACCTTTCTTCAAACTCTTCCCCAACTCCCAACCGATAATGCTAACCAACGCGGCACCCATATAAAAGGTGGCACGCTTGACCGCTTTACTGTTCTTGATCTCAGCCGCTAACGCCTCACGCTCTTCGGGTTTCAGCACCAGCACACCGCTACGCTTTGGCCGCGTCGCGATGTCGGCGACAACTTGCGGGCGTAGTTTCTTCTCGATGGTTGGCTTCGCGTCCGGCTCCGTCTTGGGCTTGCCTTCACCCTTTTGACCAGCACCCTTTGCGGGCGTGTTGGGTGATACCTTCGGCTTCGGAGGGCTGCTTGTGTTGAACACCTCACCAGGGTTTAGGTTGAAGCCTGCATCTGGTCCAGCGGGGCGGGGCGGGTCGTCGCCCTCTTTGACTTCCTTGGGCTGGACCGGCTCCCGGTCCTCAAAGATGGGGATGATGACGCATCGACAATTCCACCCGTTGGGCGGCCAATTCGTCGCCCAGAACGGGTGGTCTTTTGGTAGCGTCGTGCCATCCATCGCCACGTGATCGGGTCGCACACGGCTATCGCCTACGCTGACGTATTTGTAACCCCAAAGGATCTCATCGACTTCGGGCGTTTGGTAGCCGTTCCATTGCCCCGCGTGGTAGCTGATTGCCGCCTGCGTGTTGAAGATGGCGTCCACTTGATGCGTTGAAACGTCGTGCAGCCCCAAGTCGTTGACGGCTTGCCGGAATTGCTCGCGTGCCTCAGTCGGTCGGACCCTGTTCTCAATTAGGTCCGTGAGCGTTTCGCGGAGCGATCGTTCGACGCGGTCGGTCGTTGACTTGACGACCCTGAGGACGTCCGTTTCATAGGTCTGCTCCAGCTCAGTCACGTCCATATCGAGCTGCAATTGTAGAACGCTGAGCAACTCATCGAACGATAGGCGTAGCTGTCGGTTCCGCTTCACTTGGACGGATGCCATGACTGAGCGAACACCCAGCAAGTGAGACACAATTGCCCCACGCATAACCGAACGCTGCATCTGAGCGGCGAAAACGTCCGCCCCGAAGTCGTTGACTTGTCCGGTCGTGTACGCACGCATCGCCCGGCGTAGTAGCTGAGCCACGGCGGCCTTCACTTCGATCCGGCCAAGCCGCAAGACTTCGCGGCTGTCTTTATCGAATGACACGCCAGTCGTCCTCATCCTCACGGAAC